ATGAAGTACAAATTACTCACACTCATTATTCCAACACTACTTACTGTCAATGTTGCTAACTCCGCTGAAATGTACAATAAAGATGGTAATAAACTTGATGTATACGGACAAATTGATGTCCGCCATCATATTGCCAAAAGCCGTAGTGGCGAAGATGGTGACGACTCACGTGTCAGACTAGGGCTAAAAGGTGATTCGCAAATCACCGACCAGCTCATTGGCTTTGGGCGTTTTGAATGGGAAACGAAAACTAACCAATCGGAATCAACTGAAGAAAATAGCAATCGTTTAGCTTATGCAGGCTTAAAATTTGCAGATTACGGCTCCCTTGATTATGGCCGCAATTATGGTGTTATTTATGATACCAATGCTTGGACAGACGTATTACCACTCTGGGGAGCGGATACGATGGATCAAGAAGATAATTACATGCTAAGCCGTAACCGCAATTTACTCACTTATCGCAATAATAATGCTTTTGGTTACATTGACGGTTTAAGCTTCGCACTACAATATCAAGGTAAAAATGGTGAAAAAAACCTATCATCCGGAGATGAGTTAACCGATAACGGCGATGGTTTTGGCTTATCGACTGCTTATGAGTTAGGTTATGGTATTTCCCTTGGCGGTGGTTACTCCTCATCTTCCCGCACACCAAAACAAAAAGATGCCACAACCAGTAGTGCAACGGGTAAACGCGCCGAAGCATGGAACGTAGGAGGAAAATTTGAATACGAAGACCTCTATCTCGCCGTCATGTATGGCCAAACACTTAATATGAGCCGTTTTGGTAATGATGATATGGAGTCAATAGCAAATAAAACTCAGAATCTTGAAGTGGTTGCCTTATATTCTTTTGACTTCGGTCTAACCCCATCAATTGGCTATAACTATTCCAAAGGTAAAAACTTAGGCAACTTTGGGGATAAAGAATTAGTGAATTATATTGCCATCGGCTCAGCTTATGACTTTAATAAAAATTTGAGTGCTGTTATCGATTATAAAATCAACTTGTTAAACGATAATGATTTTACTGACCATTACAAAGTGAATACTGATAACGTGCTTGGCTTAGGGTTAGTGTATCAATTCTAAAATTATTATCCCTAGCGTAAAGTAAAAGCATCCGTTATAGACGGATTGCTTTTACTTTATAATCCTGTTGCTCAATCATGCATTAAATATCTAACTGAATTTAATATATCAGTAAGCCCTACTTTCCCCTCATTAAAATTATCTCTCATCATTTTATAAAAGTTTTAAAATTCGTAATCAGGTAAAAATTTATTATTGCTACAGCATGGCTTCAAAAATACCACTTTAGGTGATATTTATTATCCCTCATCGATAAGTATATATTGACCTAATATCCATTTTATTACCGTTACGATAGACGTCATTGAAGCACAGATATAGTATTTACGAGTACTCTATTGAAGTGCTTTTTAGGTTACCTAAAAATCTAAGAGCATCTATTATAACCATTGTTACTTTTTTCATTCCAGTTCCACCTATAAGCATATTAATCAATAAAGTGATCATCACTTAACCAAAGTAAAATGACCTACTCGTCACCAAAAAACAAAAAGGCACCAGTAACTAACTGATGCCTTTGAATTTATCGATAACTAAAAACTGTTATCAACAATTGCTATATTATTCCCACTCAATTATTTACACCAAGCATAACCTATTGATTTATATAAAACAGAATTAACCTAGTGGGTTATGATACCGTCACTGATACCGTCAAAGTGAAAAGTGAACAATATTTGTACAGCAATCTATCGATACGATTCGAGTAATTTTTCTTTTGCAGCTAAGTCGGTAATGCATAAATTAAGGGCCCTTGTGTTTTCATCGGCACGATTAGACTCACGCCCATAGACTTCAAGTGTGCTTCGTAGTTGTCGAGAAAGTTCACTGGCCTTTGTTCTCTCAGCTCTGCAGGTATCGGCGTTAATGGTACCATCAGTTTTTGTTTCCGTGGCACTTGTTTCGTACTGCACGCTGTCAAAGTGATTAAGAACACGCTTAAGCAAATCGTCTGTGCGCATCGTAGCACGTTCTTTCTGTTCATTGTATATCACCACCCTGTTTTGTTGCTCTTCGTCTGCCTGCTTGCGTTTGTCGATGTTAAGCACTAGGTCTTTCTCATCTTCCTGTTGCCCGGCAATCTGTTTTGTCATTTGCTGGTTATCAGAAAAAATGACGCTAGTCATAAAACCAGCGGCAAATGAGATAGCCAGCGCAATTAATGCAATGGCTACTTGTTTCATTAGCGAACTCCGTTGTGTTCCAATGAATAATGGTTTCCGTCATTAAAACGACCGCCCCAACTGCCGCCAATTGATTCCCAATATTCACCAAGTGGCTTATGATCGCTGGAAGCAGTTAGCCACTTACCATCTTTAAATAAGTTAAAATCAACCGCTAGGCGCTCTGTATGAAGGCTTTTACTAATACCTTTACCTGCCTTTTCATTTAATGCCGCCTGTTCTTTCGTTCGGTATGCTTCCCCAAAAGTTAACTGGTAGCCGTTCGCCTGAGCAAAGATAATTAACTTAGCCACCATTCCAGTAAATCTATTTTGTTTATCCACCATGGACATTAGGATCACCCCACTTTTTTAATTAACTGCATGACATTGCCGCGCTTAGCAAACAACGCAGCACAAAGAAATAAATTAGGAATTAAGTTTTGAATACCTGCTTGATAGCTAGGATCAAGATAGGAGTAGACTGGTACCGATGCTGAATACCCTAAAAATGCATAAGCCAGCCAACCACCAAGCTTGCTGTAGCCTTTACCGTCTCTCACAAAGTAAAGACCACGCAAGAACATAACTAAACAAACAAACGCATTTGTGATAAGCAGGAATTTATCGTACGTCATGGCCGTTGCCTCCCTTTGGGATATCAGCTTTCTTGTACAATTTGATACTTAGTTTTACAGAGAGAAGCGAGGCAACAAATGCCCCAAGAGCGTCTAAGCTATCAATGTTATAGGCGTCTGGTTTAACACCGATTAACCCTGTCATTGAAACGAAGATAGTAGCGAAAGGACTAAAGAATAATAAACCAGCCCCTAGGCTAAGAATTGCAAATACTGAACGGATAGCGAAAGAGAATTCTGTAGCTGCTGTAGTAAAGTAAATAGCGCCAAGAATGGCCCCCATAACAACCTCAGGGGGCAATCCTGAAAAGTAACCTAGAAAGGATGCAAGGCTTAGGCCTGTAACCGTTGTGGCATTTTCATTCATGTGTAGCACCATGGTTGAGAAATAACCATGATACTACAGCATAAAAAGATAAACAAAAACCCATAATAGAATTATTAATCAAGCATCAAATAGCTGAATATAACCTATTGACTCTCCATTTATATCAAACACTTCAACTCTCTTATTTTTAGCAGCACCAACCGCTTTATTTTCTGCATTGCCAACTGCTAACCCATTTCTAGCAATCACTAATTTTTCAGAGCGTATGTTTTTATCTACCAGTAAATTGCCACTAAATGCTGATGTATCACCATTTTCGTGAGAAACCAGTGTTGTATCAATTCCTGATTCATTTAAACCTGACTTCAATTCAGCAAATGTTGCGCCTTTATTTGAATAGAGATTATTTCGCCTCACATGCTCACCTTCTTTGTATTTTGCTAGTGAGCCACCTAAAAATGCATTCTCAGAAATAGTATTATTCTGAGAATAATCTCCTGTATTGATCGTATTCTTAATCTCTACATCAATACCATCATTTGATTCGAAGAAATTACTAGAAATATTTACAAATTTAGCCAAGTCACATGTAATTCCATTTCCTTGATTATTATAAAATCTATTATGAAATATGTCCCCGCAATGTAAAGCGCCAGTTATATGTAATCCAGATAATTTAAATCCAGAAAAATGATTTTCGCTAATGCTGAAAAATTTAACATGAGTTAAATCTACACCTAACCTATCCTCTCTCTCTTCTATAGTTTCTCCAGCTTTAAAGCTATTTCTCACAATATGCAGGTCATTAACTTTAGGGGATGAAAGCGTCCCCCCTCTTACTGTTAATGCTTTTTTATTAGCAGCTATTAAGTTATTTTCTATAATAACATACTGAAGATCAGTATCTGCTCTATATATTTTTCCATTATCTGGGTCAACTTCATTTCTTCCTGCAATTATAACCCCATGAGAGTTTTCAGTATTTCGGCATGTGAAAATTAAATTATTTATTAAACGTATACCACCACTGCTTATATAAACATTTGCTGATTGATAACTGCCAGATTTTCCATAACCCTGCCTACCTATGTCATTCCCTTGAACAAGGGTATCTCCAGACGATGCATATAGTGCAAGCCCAAATTTAAAGTTTTCACGAATTTTATTACCGAAAACATTTCCAACTCCATTCCCCCAAACTTCACATCCATATTCATTTCTCATTAAAGATGTGGATGAAAGCTCAAAGAATAGGCAGTTATCAAATTTCACACCGGTCTTTGCACCGATTACTTGTAAAAACCTTACCTTTGGAGATGTTGTGTAACCAAAAAACCACAACCCATTTTTATCTGGGTTGATTTGTTTAATTGTTGTCCCCCATTCCTGCGTTAAATAGTCCCCTGATTTTGATTCACCCTCTATAGTTATATTATCCAACCCCATAGCTGGTACGCTGGGGTAATTAACACCATCCCCAGCATCTCTATTAATGTTAATGGAATCAGATATAACGTATACACCGCGTGGTAAAAACACCACACCACCTTTCGGTTTTCCTTTTAATGAATTAATGGCATTTTGGAACGGTATTGTATTATCCGTTACGCCATCACCTTTCATCCCAAAATCACAACCATTTATACAGTTAAAAGCTCTGAAATTATCAATTGTTATCGGGGTTGAATCGCTAGTAAGCTTCCATTGAGTTCCTCCTGTTGACCATACTTGACCAATAGCAAGTGATATTTTGTTTTTAGATATCGTCTTGCCTTCTAACATATCTCCTACGTTAGCAGCTTGGTAGTTTGTTATGTCACCAATCAATCTTGGAAGCTCATTCCTTAAACTTGCATCTCCTACACTAACCCACAATCCATTTGGATTTTCATTTGTCTTTATTCCACCTGTTGTTTCTGGTGTTGATAACGGTGGAACAGTCTTTGGTAGAGGTCCATCAAATCTAAAATATTCTCTTTTTTCCTCCCAGAACAACGCTTGAAAACGGCCTGTTATAACTGCACCTTTTTCAAATGAGTCAACCAATACATAACCTAGCGCCCCTGTTTCCACTGGGTCTAATAATGTTGGCGATCCTGAGTTATCAAATCCTATCTGTTTATTTCTACGTTCTGTTGCTTTTGGAAATGCCGCAATATCCATATCATCAACGCGCAGTAAACGTTTTTCACGTTTCAATACCGTACTGTTTACGACTTCAATCTCATCTTTCATCGTACCTAAATCAACCGCATCACTATCACGTTTAGGCTTGCCAAGGTTAGCAATGCGATAACCTTTAGCGTCGAACCAATTAGCTAGAATATTTGGGCGCTTTAGGTATAGCGATCCGAGGCTTCCCCAAATGCGTTGTAAAATCATGGTCAGGTAGTCAAATGCATCCTCGTGCGTTTCAGCAAGGAACTTACTTTGATTGCGGAATGAGGTTTCTTGTGTGATTGGAATATCACGGGCGATGCTAATTTTATGCCCGTTGGCAAGTGGTTTAGTTAAGATTACCTTTCCACCAGCCGACTTATTAGCGCCTGTTACTGTGTAGTCAGTGCCTAAACGCAAGGTTACAACGTTATCCCCGTCAGCATCTGAAGTGATAACACTCAATTGGTTTGCTTTAAAAATCCTGAACTTATAATCAAAATCGGTTGTTACACCGTTTCCTGTATATTCATTACTGCTGATTTCAGTTGAAACAGTCATGGCTATTCTCCACTCGGTTACGTTGGTGTATGATAGCCATTAAAATTCATTAACGGAATATTGTTTACTTTTAAATATAAAAAGATAAACATTGGTAATGATTTTTCAGTTACTGTATAAGCTCCTTAAATCATATAGGTAGTTAATATGAAAGATGTAATTAATTTCCCAGCACCAGATAACTATGCAGATAAAGTTAATACCGAAACTGGAATAAAGGAGTTGATGAGTAAATCGAATGTAGAAGAACTACTAAGAAAACTGGATAGTGAAGGATGTGACGTGAGCGCGGCACTCATTGAAATTACAGCAATGATGAATTACATAAATCTGAGTTTGAAGGTTAAAGAGAACATCAAGACGCATATTGAATATATTGCAAATGAGTTAAACAAGTAATCGTTTAAGGTAATTTAAAGCACCTATGCGGAGGTGCTTTTTAATACCTATATCCATTTATCATGAATAATCTCAATTAGTGAATCTTTATATGTTTTACCATATCTAGAAGTACATATTTGATCTAACTTCCGCTTTAAGACCTTAGATTTTTCATAGTTGATAGCCGAAAACACTAGACTGCCCCCTATTATAATACCAACAAACACAGGGCTATCACTCCATCCCCAAGATATATTTGCTATCATTACTAAAATGGCGCCTATAAAGATATACATTCCCCACTTTCTGTTGCTTTCAGCGTTTGAATAATCTCTTTCCAACTCATTGAATTGCTCTTTGTTCATAACTAATAGCTCCAATCACTTAAGTGATAATAATATGGTATAACGTAGCCACTTGCGATGTGCTTTTTGGATTGAATAATTCTACTTTAAGAATTAACCTGATAGGTTAACAGCATAACCCTTATAATAATGTGAGGTAGCATGTTTGGATTGTTCAAAAAAAAAGAAAAAAACACATTCGAAGAAGTACAACAGATGGCTAATGACCTTGGTTTTACAGTTACAAATGGAGGTAAAGTATTAGCATTCATGGGGTTGAAAAGCGATTACAGCAGCTCTGAAGTGTTGTCTAACATATTAGTAATACACGTTGCCAAGCAAATAATAGAGCTACCTTTAGGTGAGCTAGTTACTGAGGATACAATGAATATGCTTAATAACTTTGTTTCCTATATAAACGATAGATATAAAGGCCGCCATATAAAAAAATACATATATGAAAATGACTTCAAGGCTATTATAACTATGATTTCTTTAGACGAAGATGGCTTTTCTCTTGCTGAAAAAATAGTAGAGCAGAATAAACCAATAAGTCATTCAGTCCTACTATGTACTTTGTAATTTTTATTTTAGTTGTTCTTCAACCTGATTTAGCAACGGTGATAGATAGAAAAGATTCTGAAATGGTAACAGCTTTCTTACCGATCTAACTTCTCTATCATCAAACTCACCATTCATAACACCTGCAGTAATATTTTGGATATCACCACCAAGGTCAAATGTGGGACCTAATAATGCCCCAATACCGTTGCGACTTTGGTAACGTGATGCTGGTGGGCCACCAAACATAGCGCTCATACCGTACGAACCACCGCTGAGATTTTCTAATAGATTATTAGGCTCACCTAACCAGCCCATCATTCCAGACCAGTCTAACCCCTCTTTCACAAGGTTAGCAGGTTCAGCATTAATTTCACGCCCTGCCATCATTGATTTTAATACATAAACCAATGAACCCAAGGAAATTTGTAACAATGCGCCATAATAGAATGAGGCATCACCAGACTGAATACCAGACACTAACGCCCTATTGTGGGTACCAAAGAAGAAAGTTTTAAACTGCATCACAATCTTACCTAATTCGCTACTCATCATTAATGGCGTGTCACCAATACCAGGAGTGATTACTGTTGTTCTAACGTCTTTCAATACCGCAGCTTGGAAAGTTTCACGTACTACGCGATCATCCCACAAGTGACTATGGCCAGTTAACATGCCGTCTAAATCTTCACCGTGTTTTGAATATTGCTGAGCTATGCGCTCTAACATGTTTTTATCAACGCCAAGATGCGCCAGCTTTTTAATTTCTTTGCTACTTAATGCATTACCAGCCGCAACCTCTTGCGCAGCTCTGAGTATCTTTGATTGCGTTACAACACCTGTCCACATCTTCATTGTGTCTGTATATTGATTCATCAGTGTGAAATTACCAAACTTTTGTGAGGACCATTCTAAACCACGTTCAATAAAAGTACGGCGAGCATAGGGATCATTAAGGTCAGCGATAACTTTAGAACGGCTAGACAATGCATATTCAAGGCCTATACCCATTTCACGCAAATCAGCCTTGGCAATCTTCATTGCGCTAATGTCGGTTAACATTTTACCCAATGGCTTTAATGCGCTACGCAAACCATGCTGCATGATCGGTCTGGCCATATCTGGCAATGATGAAATTGTCATACCACCAAGCAAGCGTAAAAAATTAACGTGACGAGCAATGCGACCGGCCCTAACAAAGAAACTTGATGGATCTTTAGGTGCGCCATAGGTGCCTAATAACCTGTCACGCATAGCGCGAATATCTCGCAAATCAGCATCCCTTCTAGCTTCTAATTTCCCGCGCTCTTTCGCTGTTTTAGCTTCTGAAATTAACGTATTGTAATCATTGGTAATGGCTTTAATTTGTGCATCCATATCAACACGCCCGAACTGTGCGGTAAGCTCTATTTCTGGCGCAACTTGGCGAATATAGTTTTCCATTACGTAGTTAACATCTGATTCTAAAAAGTCTTTAATACGTTCATCTGGAATATTTAACGTACGTGATTTGGTGAAACCTGCACGCTTAGTTAATCCATCAGGGATCAGCTCACTAGGTACAATGCCAGATGGTGCGCCTATAATTTTATTAATGATATCATCCGCTGCTGCTTCAACCTCTTCACGCGCTAATGGTTCCATTCTGCGCAATGCTGCATGACGGCGATTATCATAGCGAGTAAGTGAGTTAGCTTTACGGGTTAATTGGCGATATTCATTTCTAAACTGGCGCGGCTTGTCTAAAATGTCTAAAGAACGTTGATAAGAAGCCAGTTTGTTTTCAGCTTCTTCAATGCGAACTAGTTTACGCTCTAATTGTTCCAGCTTTTTAGTTGGCTTTTTTGCTCTACGCTTTTCAATTTCGGCTGTAACAGTTTCTTTTTCTGCAACTAATTTGCGGTTCTTTTCTATTTCATCCATTAAAAGCTGTTTTTTACCAGACCAGCGTTCAGCTTCTTTTATTTCAGCGTTCAACTTTTCTGCTTGTGGCGCGGATGCTCTGGCTTGTTCTATTCCTGCATCGGCTTTAGCTAAACTAGATTCAGCCTTATACACTGTTCGCTGATTCATTTCCTGCAACCAATCAGCAATAATGGTGCGAAACTCTGCTCGGTCATTCAGTATTTTGTCGAACTTATAAATGCGAGGAAAATAGCTTTCTGCCGTTGATACAGTCACCCCCTCACGCAAGATACCAAGCTCAACCATGCGATCCTTGGTTTTCTCAACGATAGGTCGCACGGCTCTTGCTGCTTCTGCAACTTCTGGTATTGCATGGCGATCGCCATTACGCATAGCATCACCAACTTGCTCACTGAATTCATATAGACTTAATCGACTGCCGCCACGCTCTTTGGCCTTTTTGCGATAGGTTTTATAAAAGTCTTTGGTTGATTCAACTTGCTTATAAACAAGTGTTTCATATCCTCTTACCTTAGTTTCTACCGCTGTGAACGATGCAATACCCTCTTCATTTTTTGCAAAGGTAAAATTATTCTCTGCAAGCTGCTGGTTAATTTGCCGTGCTGTTTTTGATGGTGATTGAGCCACGCGACCAACAGGGCTAACATTCATTGTTCTGTTAATAAATGATGGTCCTTTCAATGTTTCCTGTTCTAATGTGGTATCAGGTACTTCCATTGCACCTACACTAGTATTATCAGGAATATTTTGTTGTATTGTCTGCTGTTCACCCAACACATCGTTTTTCAATTTATTAACTATCTGACCTCTATTTTTTACTAGCTGAGCTGCCGAACCAAGCAAACCGCCTAACATAGCGTCAAAAGTTACGTTCAATGCGCTTTCTTCAAGCGTTCTAGTTTCTTGGGTAGCAGATAGAGCCAATTCAGAAGCAACACCACCAAGCGCATTAGATACGGAAAATTTGCTTGCTGTAGCCAATACATCGCCACCACGAACAATAGTTCCTGCAGGTATCATCATTGCGGCAACGTTGATAGGATCAATTACTCCCATTGCTATACTTGATATTAATCCTGCGCCGCCAGCGTCTTGCAGCATTTGTCTATCTTGCATTTGTCTATTAATACGCTGTTTTATTGCTGATGTTTCCTCTGGTGATTTAGAGTGAATAAATGCATCGGCAAAATCTTCATAGCCAGATAACGTACGTTCATCATCAAATGGGTTATAACCGTCTTGCTCTTCGAACTGATTAAAAGGCATGGTAGCTATTAAACTACCTACCGAGTTATCAATGCGAAACGCAGCATCACGCAGCTTAGATACCTCATTTTTATCACTGAAAGGGTTTGCAGCATCAAGAATGCCTACATCACTTGATTCACCATATTGAGGGTCAGGCTGTTTAATTGAGCCAACATCAGCGCCCATTACATCACTTGGATTCATTTCATAAATAGGCATAATTATTCTCTCCCAAACATAGTGTTAAGTGTGTTACTGAAACCATAATCAATCGGTTCAGGTTTGGCGTTACCTTCTAATATCTCACGCTCTTTCTTAGCCTCTTGATATGTTTTCTGCCGCTTATCCATAACTTCACGGTACATTGGTGATGATGATTGCTCTGGCTTGAAGCGTGACGGCATTCCATTTTCACCAAGGAAAGGTGTAAATACAGGGATGTTATCGCTGCCAGTTTGTTTCAACATAATTGCATAACTGTAATCACGAGCAGTCACCGCATCAGGAACTAAAACAAATTCTGCATCATCAGGCATGCCGCCGAACACTTTAGATTTAAGCTGTTTTTGCTCTTCACGCCATTGGCCTATGATCCAGTTACCTGCGCCGCTCTCATTGGTACCGTAAACAGCCTCAGGCGCATAACGCATAACTTCATCTTTACCATTGATTGAAGTGACACCCCATGTTTTTTTAACCTGAGCATTCGTCATTTTTTTAGCTAAATCAGGATCCCCACCAGTACTAGCAAAGTTTGCATCATAGAGCGTTTGGTAATCTCGCATATATTCACGGTTGCTAACACTTGGCTTGGTAACATTCGGCGATGAGAAACCACCTAAAGCAAAGAAACTATTTATATTACCTTGTGCAGCTTTCTCTCTTTCTTTGCTGTATTTCTTATCGCGCATCTGTTCAGCGATAATAGCCTTAGTTCTATCGTTCTGCTCATAGGTCAGGTTGTATGCAATATCTATGGCTTTTTCACTATCCATACCTGAGCGCGTTAAATCGTATATTTTTCCATAGTAAGCCATGGCATCAGTAGATAGGCCATTAATCGCAGACGGATTATTATCAAATATTTGCCCGTACATTTTAGCCATTGGAATGACTAATTCAGGGTTTCTAGATGTTGAACCGGTCACCAGTTTTGATTTAATTTGCGAGGGAATAATCCCAGTACGGCTGGATATTTCAGCTACAGCATTTAAACTATTCTCATCTCGAATATTGAATGATGATTCGATATTGTTAGTAAAATAGTTATCAGCTGCATCTTGATTGCTTTTATCGTTAGGATCTAGTGGGAAGTTATTTTGTATGGATAACTGCAGGCGATTGGCTGAAAATACCTTTTCTTGTGCCTTGATATTGCTATCAACAAACTTACCGAATTTTTCCCAACGCTGCATTTTACTTGCATAACTGCTTTCAGATGGGTCCGGCATGATGCTGTTTAATAATGAGCGCTGAGCCTGTTGCGTCATATCTTTAGCAGCTGATATCAATCCAGCATAGCGCTTCGCTTCTTGCATATCCGCTATCATTGCAGTGCCTTTGTCATAACCAAAAGCAGAAATAATAGTTTTTTCAGATGGCGCATTAGGTGCATCAAGACCGTTTTCCCATGCCGCATAGGAATCAGAAATAGTCGTACCAAGCTCAGTTTGTAATTGCTGTTGGCGTTGCTTGTCCATTTGCTCAGCTTGCTTCAAGTATTTTGCTTGGTCTGACTCATCGAGCGCATCGAAAGCCACTGAACCAGTTAAGCGTTTAGGTGCATTAGGTGAGCTAGGTAAACTTACCAATCCAAGCGCTGATTGAATTCCATTTGAAATATCATCATTAGATAGCTTGCTAACTTCACCTTGCCCATTCTCTTGAATCATTATCGCCATTGATAGGCGAGTTAATGTATCTAAGTCAGTTAGGTCAAGAACAGTATCACGAGGAACATTGAGATAATCAGATACGAATTTAATATAACCTTCAGTATCGTTATCATCCTCAGGTGGAGCCCATCGAGTAATGATCTGCTCAGGTGTTACATACCCCTGCCTCGCATACGATAATAGGTTTTTTCCTGTAGCTCTAATGCCATGTGCAGGTGTAGCGAATGTCACAAACGAACCGTCATTACCCGTTTGTCCTACCCAAACATCCTTTGACATTCTAATGTTGCCCGGATTGTTATTACGAACTCCACGCGCAGATCCACTACTAGAAGATGAGGTAGATTTATCATAATAACGACTAATACCACCGTTATCTGATGGCTCTCCGTTCTGCTGCATAAACTGCATATAATCAGAACCTATCTGATTTTCAATAGCTCTCTTGGCTGTAGCTGTTTTAAATTCTTGTTTCTTTGCTAGAATCTGCTCATCACTCCAGCCGTGCGAAAACCCAAATTCTTCTATTTGTTGGAATACTTGTTTGTTTGCTGATAGGTAAGCATTGTTATCACCATACAAACTAGCAGCTGACTCCGCATTAACAGATAACGTTGCTTGGAATTGGTCTTGTTCGTAAGCTTTAATTTGCCCCATTTCATGCTTATTAGCCTGCGAGCTAAACTGCAACCGCATTTCTTTTGCTTGCTGTGCGAACATACTTTTGATTGCATCATCCTGCAACGTTCCTGCTATTTCACCAGCGGCAATATCAAATGCCTGCTCAAACTCATAACCTTTACCAATAGCATTCTTACCCTGCATTGCAAGTAATCCATTGCGCGGATCGTTCATCAATTCATTGGCTTTCTGTCTAAGTTGCAGTGATGCATCTTGTGCCAGAGCTACATTAGCCCGTTGCTTCGCTTCAGCGAATAAGCCTGTGTATTGCTCAGCTACTTGACCTAAGCCTGCACCAAACTGATCAGGGTTCGACTGAACACTAAAACCATTATTCGGCAGAGGTGATGAACTAACCTGCTGTTCTTTGTACGTTGGTACTATTGGCATATATCACCCCTTAAAATACAAAACGATTGGTACCGCTTTTCTTGGCAATATCAAACATGTTGTTGCTTGTACTGCCACCAGCCGCCGCGCCTGATGTACCAGAGAACGGATCCCATGTACCACCAGCCAATTGATATGCGCCGTATGCTTTAATTGGTGCAGTTAATAATGTTGTAGCAGCGCCAAAATTACCCTCACGACGTGCCATTTTTCCCTGCAGTCTGTCATTAGCTGCTTGCATACGTAGGCCGTACGCTTCACGACTCGCATTATTAACTAACGTTAAAGCGTCTAACTCACCCATTGCAGCAGTATCGCCGAACATATCAAGGGCACCTGCTGAACTTAAATCAAGTCCACTCGCTGACATTGCCGCCGCTTGTGAACCAGCTAATTGCCGTGTGCGTGAGCGCTGTTTCTCTGCCTCAGCATTGCCACGATTGATTGAATCATTCGCTGCCTGCTCATTCTGTCGTGCATTTTGGTTGGCTACCTCAGCGTTAAACTTGCCTGATTGATATTGGCTATATGCCTGCATACCTGCCGAGGCTAGAATGCCCCCTGCTAAAATGACTGGACTACACATTATTTCGCCCTCGCATTCATCGTGAATTTATGAAATGGATAGTTAAGCGCACCAATTGGCTGCGCATCTTCTAGTTTGAACCCTAGCCAATGCAGCCACGCTTTAGCAATGTAATTGCGCTCATCAACGTAATTAAGCAGTTCAGGGTAGATTTGTAGCATTAGGCCAACGAATGGCTTACAGCGGCGTAGAAAGGCTTTCTGGTGCTTCTCTAAAATATCTGAGCCAACTAACCAAGGAATGCCAACGCCGCCGATGATGGACGCTGGCGACACACCGAAGATAGCCGCTACCTCACCATTGAAAATAGCAGCCCATGATTTTGTAGATAGGTTAATACCTGAGGTTAGAACCTCCTCAGGCGTTGATAGGTTCAATACATAGAACTCATCGATATCAGCTTGTCTAACATGCGGTACCAATGCCTGCGCATGCTCTAATGTAGCTGGTACGATTTGAACAATACTCTTTGCCATATTAGAAGCCCCCCACATCTAAGCGCGGTATCGCAGCAAGGATTGATAAAGGTAACGGATCAGATTGCCTGACATACACACGGCCGTTTTTGCTCCACTGTGCATCAAGATTAATTTCTACCACGCCAGTAGCATCATTAACTGGATTATCGTAGAACTCGAATTCACGTTGAGCATATTCATATAACCGGTCTTTTTCGGTACCAGCCCATATACCACGACTTGAATTGACAATAAGGCTTGCCACCTTAACCAGTTTCTTTTTGTCGAGTAACGTTTCTTGCCCATTGATATGAATATCTAGGGTTTCCATATCGCTAACATATGGTAGGCCAATGTGAACCACTACTGCTGGTTCTTCTAATGACACTGCGCCGCCAGATACTTTTTGCTGAGGCAATACGTTTGCATCGGCTAGAATGCTGGTGGTTTTACCTTCGATGTGCTGTAGCCCTTCAAAACGGAAACGCGCAAAGCCCCATTCGCTTAACGGCTTATCCTGTAGTAATTCAGGCACATCACGATTAGGCGTTACACGTACCGCATGAGTATTAATAAACTCAGTAATTTCACAACGTAACATTTTGTTTTCTTCATCTTCAAAATAAGGCAAGTGAATAGCGTTACCGATATCACTATCTTTAAAAATGGCATTACTGGCGGTTAAGGCAATATCCCCTTCATACGTCCAGTTATCGACTGTGGTTAGGTGTACGGTGCTAGCTTCATCTTTATTTCTGCCGTCATAGCTTAGGCCTGAATCAACAAAGAAAGCGTCCTCGGTTTTGGTAAATAGACGACTACTTAAACGCTCTATGTAGCGTACGGTACCGCCACCAACTTTACGGCATACAATGAAATAAACCGCATCCTCATTGCCTTCACTGACGCTGCAGGTTGATTCAAATTGTCCGTCAGTCTCTTGTGGTGCCCAAGCAAATACTTGCTGCTCTCTGAGATACGTCAATGAAAGCAATTTACCATCATCGCGAATACACCAAGCGATTGAGTAAGGAACGATAGAAAACGCCCAATCAATAATTTGGTGGCGCTGAAAGAGATGATTAGCCATGATGGTTAAATCGGTGCCTTGGTACCCGTCAACGTCGAATGAATACGCGAGGTCACGCACAGCGCTACCTTTTTCTTGGATGTACAAAGCGATATTGGCAACAGCAATTGGTGGCACATCACTACAGCCATTGGCACCTTGCGAGGAAAAAGAGAAACTACTAGGCGTTAATACTTTGTTCTGATCCCCAGTGATTTGATACTCACCGCCAGACGTTAAGGCCACCAGCGAACCCACATCAATTAAGTGACGAATTTCATTAACTTGGCGTCCTGCATAGGTGTAGATGATACGGTCATCATCTTGTATCGGGTTATTCTTGCCAAAGTCTTTGTAGTCACCACTACGGCTAGCCCAAATAGTTTGTGGGTAAGCGCGAGATCCAGCAAAAAATAATCGCTGCTGGTAATACATAACGGTACTAGGATAGCCGTCCACATCATTCCAAACCGACCGTGCCCATTTATACGTAGCGTTTTCTTCACCGACAGCATTTGATGGAATGTATGAAACAACTTTACCCGTAGCTGTTAATCCGTCGGCACTGACAGAATTGATTTTAACGATACCGAAACCACTGTGAAGATACTCCCACTGGATCCCAGCATCACCGCCCCAGCCATCCCAACTCATACCTTCTGTATGTGATGGCCTTAACGTGCCACTTTTACCTGCAGTATTAGCGCGGTAGTAATTAGCACCTGCACGGCGTTGATCATTAATGTTAGTCGTCTTGTCTGTTTCCCATACAGGTACAGCATCAATCGCTTGTTGTTCAATATAGATTTGCTTGCCGACCAATTCAGCGCCAAAGATATTATGCGTTGCTGTCAGTGTTACATCACCAGTACTGGCGCTAACATATAATTTACGCTCTTTATCGGTGTTGATATCTTCGAATGGCCCATTGCGCGTTTCAACGGGTACAAGCTTCCAATCGTCATGATCATAACGCTGTAGCTCCATTGGTGGATAATCAGCGTGTACGATAGTCATTACGTCTGCTGACTGTGTGAATTTTAAATTGAATAGGTCAGCTTCTTTGTATGGCGTTGCTAGTTCGAATATTTCGCCTTTGTGCTCACCGTCTGCATAAAGCACCTGTCCACCGTCTTTAATAACACGCATGTACTTATCACCCATTTCAAGGGCATAAGTTTGTACGGTGCTGAACTGGAACGGGATCAGGCGGCATTTTTTGTTAGGGTATTTTGCTGCCGCAATAAACTTAGTTCCTGGTCTATTTTCAATGCCGCCATATTGACGCACAAGAAAGTTTTCACACTTACGCAAAGCGGTTGAATACTTCGCTAAGTCAATGCGACCATAAAGGCTAGGCGCTATTTCGCCACCAGAAAAACTCGGTTGAATGATGCTATAAGCCATTACGATAACCTCGCTTCAGTGAATGGATCCATGTAATCGTTAGGCTCTGATGATTCATCAAGAGAGTGAGCGCCAGCGTTAGCAATCGACATTGCGTACATCTGAAATGCTTCACTACCGATACCAGCGTTAGAAGCCAATGGGCGTGCTAACTCGCCAGCTAAACGCCATGCCAGCGCATCAATGAATAAAGAATCAAACATGTTCACATCAGTGACTGACGCAGTGTATTGAAGCCACGCTTGCGGTTGGTCGCAGTAAATCAGCTTTCCAGTACCATCAGCATCTGAACCCACCAGAAAATTAATTGCATTATGTGGCTGAGGATATTTCTGGCCAGATTGAATAATGGCTATTGCCTTTAAACAGTCGGTTGGGTAGCTATAGGCAAATTTCCAGTCTGGCGGCGGGTTATTTGTATCAGCCAAAGCAACGCGCTTACTGGCAAAGTTCCACGGGAAATCAGAGAGCGTAGTATCGCGGCAATGATTGAAGTGTAAATTGCATTGTTCAGCCTCTTTGCTCTTTTCGCTAAGGCTGTTAATGAATCGGCTATTACCAATACGGCTAAGCGCTAAGTTACAGATTTCGATTTCTGAGGCCATTATTCACCCCCATCAAATAAAACATCTGCTGCTGATTTAGTATCACCTGAGCCCAAGGCCAGATCCGTTATCTGCAAATCAACTGATGTTGTTTTTTTGCCTTCACGCTCATCGGTACGTTTAGATTTAATTTTGGCTATACCAGACAATTCAATTGATTCGCCAACATCAGGGATAGTTGCGCCTAACTTTTCTAACGTTTCATTGTCCAGATAGAGAGTTAGGCCGTAAGGATATTCATCACGTGTTTCGCTCTCACCTTTGGAATTCTCAAAAGTTTCTGTGCTAATTTTTAAGTTGACCATTTTCATTGTCTGTATCTCCAAAAGAAAAAGGGGCTTTCGCCCCCTTTAGCATCGGGGGTTACACCCCAAGTTCTTTACGCTTTTCATCTATCGCGGTACGCATTTTATCTGCGCCCATGTTGTGATGAGGTGCTTTACCAAACAGTTGTGTGTACTGTTCGCGCAAAGCTTCAAGGCTAGAATCAACCGTATCGCCTGATCCACTAATAGCAGTATTGGTTACAACCTCACTAGTATCACCACCAGCCCCATCAACCAAAGCGCCAGTATCAGGTTTAGCATCATCACCACCAATCAACTTTAAGTTGCTGCCAGCAATACCGCTGTATTCAACCTCCTCACCAACTTCAAGCAGACGACCAGCGATAAATGATTTTTTCAAAACTTTATATCGTGACATGTCACACCTTAATTAGTTACGGCGTTGTAGATAGGATGAGCATCAGTGTTAAGTACGATACCCGCTGTAAACTTACCTGCAGTTAATGGACCATCTGTGACAACGTAACGCAGACGCAGATACTTAATAACACCATGCGGAACGGTAACAACAATGCGCTTACCTGCATTTAAATCAGCAATAGGCATTTCAACGGATTGAAACAATGCAACAGGCGTTGTAAATGCTTTATCTGCTGATGTTTCCAGTACGATTTGTACTTTGGCTTCACCTGCTGCTGTAGCCTGCTCAGTAACCTGTGCAAACAGCTGCAACGGCTCACCGATACCGATATCACGGAAATCACCTTTAACTGGTGTTAGGTCAATGATACTTGTCGCAGTCGCTGATGCGGTTACTGCTTGGTCGAGAGAAAATAAAGTTTCTTTATCTAAAATCATGTTGCGAACTCCCAACAAAATTAAGTTAGCGGTACCCATTCAGGCACCGCACAATAGGCCTGACTTACTTAGCGACCACCTGATCCTCAGTTGTGAGAATTGCATCGGTACGGCGCACAGGGATTTCATCAAAAGAAACAACCTTCTTCCCTGCAACTTCTTGCATAGAAATATTGACGTTCTTTGAGTTTTTAATCTGGCGGCGCATCCAGCTACGTACCTGCTGATTGCAATAGAAAACAGGTTTACCCATAGACAGATTAGGGATTTTCTCAATCGCCTGAATCAGTAAATCAGGCAAGTCGATAGCGCCTGCAGCTTCTGGGTCTTTGGTTAACTTAGAAAGGTCAACGTTAGCGATACGAACCACATAACGCCAATCGCGCACAGTTAATCCATTTTCCCATTTAAAATGAGAACGATAACCTTGATATTTAGCGTTATTTTCATCGACTAGTGTGACTTCGCCCAAGTTCTGCTGTTCAAGACCAGCCTTAGAACCTTTAGGGTAGATGCCATGAACGGTATTCTGTCCCCACACCACTAACCAAATTGAGGTTAAATTACTGCCAGTACCACCAGCATCAATGATGTTTACACCATTCTTAGCATTTAAATCATTGAAGCGTGCTGACAATCCAGTAAAGCGCTGAGCATGTACACTTGTATCACCATAGAAAAGCGTTTCAGCCATTTGCTGATTCATGGATTCAATGAACGCTTGCGCTTCCGACAATAAGAATTCAGATGTATTGCCGTTTAAATCAGCTAGCTTTTTGTCAACTTCTGAGTAAGTTTCCAGCATGCCTATAGCGTCTGTGACTTGTGCAGTAGTTGATTTACTTGGCGGTACACCATAGTTCAAAATACGCCATGTAGCTTCTGGTAAACCTGTGCGGACAGTTGTACGGTGACCTGTAGGTAAGTTACCTTCGGCAAACACCATATCATCAAGAATTTCGTTAGACTGGTTGAGCAGTTCAACGATCTTCGCTTGCTTGCTGTTTGGGTCCTGTCGCTTAGCCCAGTCAGCCAATGTTAGAGCTTGAGGCATAATCTTCTCCTATACCTTATTTGCTATCACCAAAAAGTACATCCGCAGTGCTGAGAGCGTTTTCACTGCTACCACTTACAAAACCATCTTCTGACATGGCCTTGCCAATTCTTGAAAAAATACGGAATAACTCAGGATGATTACCTAGTCCTGAATCATTTAAATATTGCTTGAGCTCTGGCGTACCGAACTGATCCACAGCTTTTTGTGCGTTACCGATTGACTCAACAGAACCAAGCTCTTTATCTGCCTTTACCGTTTCTGCCCATTCAGTTACTTGCTTTTGCCATGCTGCCTCTTGCTGTTTGGCAATTTGCGGCATGATCGTAGAGCCGTAGACGTCAACAATCTTTTGCGCCTGCTCGTTGCTTAAACCAATTTCACGGGCGATGGGCTCAAACGCCGCTACCGCTTCTTTATCCAGCTCCTGACCTTCACCAACCGTAAACTCATACTTTTCAGGCGCAGCGCTTACAGGCTTCTTGTCATCACCTTCCTGCTTAGTACTGGACGTATCATTAGCCTTGTCAGTTTCTGTACCAGTAGTCGTAGTCTGATCACCTGTTGTTGATGTTTCAGTTTTAACCGCTGTAGTTTCTGTGGTTGTCGCAGCTGCACCCTCGCCACCATCAACTGAAACCTCATTACAAAGGCGACGAAACACCAAGCGTTGAAATAAATTCATTGATTGTTCTCCTGTTCTTTGGCTTCTTCTGCCATGACCAAATAGAGATCAGGGCAAACACTCATTACATCGTTAAACAGTTCCAATCCCTTATTGCGTCTACCTTCATTGAATGAAGTGATATAGGGATCAGGCGTAAATGAAACTTCGAAAACACCACTGGCAGATAGAGTTTTCCAAATAAAACGACGACCACACTCAGTACTCATAACCTGCTTTAAATCATCGTATTCACGTTCTTTTCTAAGCTTGTCTTTAAGCTCTAAATCAGCCTGAATCTCTGCCTTTTCCTCTTCCGAGTAATCATCAAACTTTGTCATTGACCACCACCAGCAAGCGCAGATAAGGCGCTGTTATCGTCCATAGGTGTATTACTAAGAGCCTGAGCACCAGCAACCGCATCTTGTGCCATTTGCATTTGTTGCATCTGTTGCTGTTGCTCTGCACGCTGCTGGCGAATAGCGGCTACTTGGTCATTGGATGAAACGATAGTTGGGGAAACACCGATTGATTCAGCGTAGTTATCAATCATTTCGTCAGTGTTCATCTTGTCGAGTGCTTCTGGTTTCATATTTGCCAGACCACCAACGAAGCCAACAAAACGCTCAATGCTGCTAACACCAACTGATTTTTGCGCCTGCGCCATAACAGAAATGTATTCAACCTTAAGCTGCATACCCTGCATTTCTTCTGGTGGCACTGGTAACAGGTTTTTGCGCGCCATGATTGCGAACGTACGATTAATTAACTTGTCGAGTAGTTCAGAATCCAAGCGTTGTAAGACAGGACCTAACATGAGTAGCTTTTCTTCACGCATTTCAATGACTGCCTCGACGGGCATTGAACGTGTATTAACGTTAGCCATCATCATGAATAGGTCAGAGAAATAGGCTTCTTTGATTTGATTTCGAGTATCGCCAATGTCAGCAATCAAGCCGTTAATGTCGGCTTGTACTTGGAATATCGGCTTAATCATTTGATCAGCACCAGCCATTGGAAGATAAGTTATTCCACCAGGAACAAGTGAAATGCGCTGATTCTTAATTGAAGCAGGCGCTTGCATAGGTGGGTTGGTGACTTTATCAATCTGCTGTGCTTTGCGGCGTTGCAATAGCTGCAATGCTTTCACGCTACCCAATGCAATCATGCCGGGGCATGATGAGCCGTAGACGTCCTCGCCGTTCACTTCCCAGCGTGGTGCCATAATTGGAAATTCATCAAAGCCAGATTCACGCAGAACCCTGTCACTATCGCCGCCCATTTCAAAGTAAACGGACTTAAACAGCTTGTTCTTAGCGTCCAACTTGCCGCTGATACGGTTTAAATTTGGGTAGACTGAATGAATGACGGTGATCCACTGGCTATAGCTGCCAGAGTCCCACATGCTTTTAACCTGTTCACTCACATTGTCTAAGCCGAACTCCATAACCAACTGGCGTACAGTCATGCTGAATTCACGGAAACAGGTATCAACGGTTAAGTCAGGGCCATTCGCAATGTAATAGCTACCAATAGGAAACGGAACGGTACGAATGACACGTTCGTTATCTTCCAGTACAGCTAATGCGCTGGTGGCAAAGGTGCCGATATCGGAATAAGTTTGCGGTAGTGATTGATAGATGTTTGAACGGTTGAACACCTCGTTCATGCGCTGCTCAACAACTTCAAGCCACATTTTTACAGGGCTATAGTTCATCATGTCAGGGTCTGGCGTAGCCAAGCGGAACCACTTACGGGCGGGGCTAGTTATCCCTGACATCATGCCACTTGATAAAGTACGCTCAGATTTAGCCGCTTCTTGGTCGATAATTTTCGTATTACGTCTATCACCGCGATTAACTTCTGATGTGTTAAAACGAGTGCTACGAGGGCGCGTATACTCTGCAAGCTCTTTCCAGTGCGGCTCAAATGATTGGCGCTCATTCTTAAGCTGTGAGAGTTGCTTTAATAAATCCTGCTTTAAACTCATACCGCCCCCGTTAGGTTACTGACCAAGTAGCGTTTTACCGCTGGTTGATGCTGCATTGGTTGTACCCTGCGCACCTGTTAGCAATGTTGACTTACGACCAGCGGCAGCACGGCGGCGGCGTAGCTCTTCATCACGCGAACCTACTACAGCCTCGTCCTGTTCTTGTGGTGCCGCCTGAACTGGTGGAGGGGTTTTAATCTTTGGGTTACCACCTAGGATATTTCCGCACATATAACACCTCAATAAAATAAACAATAATATACTTTATGATTTATTGTATATCTTATTTGACAAATATAAAACCAAGATATACATTTTGGTCATAGGTCGTTAGTCGGATGTTCCTTTGCCCGTTATCAAGTGACTTTCCTTTGCTTATATTTGCCCTCGCTGTGAGGGCTTTTTTTTGCCTGTTAGTTAGGCATATGGATCGTAATCAGCATCACTAACAACGTGACCGCCATGACTAGATGTAGAAATGTTATTGCGTTCTTTTTTGGTCACTGGGTAAGCAAACGTTAATACTAGTGCATCACCTTTACCTGGTGAGCGTCCGATGCGTTTTTTAATGTCTTCTTTTGGTTCAAGTACAATTTTACCATCAACCCTAACCTTATATTCAGCCACGGATAAATCATCAGCTGTTTCTTGGTCATCAAGTGCACCGCCTATTTTTAACCATGTTTTAGCGCTGCTATACATCTCACCACGCTTATTTAGCATTTGCGGGTCTGTAGACGCGCTACCGAATTGCACGAGCTGCCAATCACGCCCCCATCCAGTACCAATAGAGTAAATCCCTGTACCGTATCCATAATCTATATGAACAGCATCAGCACCATACTGATCCTCAAAGTCAGCAATGCGCTTAGCCATAACCATATCATCAGTAGTTTTGCTACCGGTCCATAGGCATTTGCTGTGCAGACCTTGGCGCATATAAATAACCGCATCATCATCACCTGAGTATGCAGGGTCAACGCCTATGATAATTGGCGCATGTGATACTTCGGCCTGTGTTACTGTACGCTTCATGGCTGCATCAGTTAAGCCAGTAGGTATGAACTGCGTTTCAGATGTTGATGGGAAAATACCGCGCACACGAACCTTAACAAAGTCGCTATCCTCGCCCCTGTCCTCAATCCATTTATCAATCTGCTCTTTATTGGTACCTTCAACCGTACGGCTATCAATCTGTTTAGTTTTCCAGCGGTGCTTAAACTTACGGAAACACTCACGAAAGCGCCCTGTGTTACGTGTCGGGTTACCAAAGGCTATCCAGATGATTTCTGTATTTTCATCCGTCAAAGCTCCCTCAGCTACTTCCCACACCAGATCCGCAATGTTGGAAGCCTCATCAAAAATTAGAATGATACGCTTACCCTGATTATGTAAGCCTGCAAATGCCTCTGTATTGTTCTCAGACCACGGCACAGCATCAGCACGCCATGCATTGGAGTGATTAGGGTCATTGGAATAGATAGCGGTTTTGGTACATGTAAACCAATCCTTGGTGATAGATAGGCGCTGCCACTTCGCAATCTCTGGCCATGTCTTAGTACGTAGCTGGTTTTCGGTGTTGGCAGTAACAACAACCTTACAATCTTCGCAGGTGTCCATGCCCCACTTGATAATCATCGATATGAAAGCAGATTTACCAATACCATGACCTGATGCCCTAGCAAGCTGTAGCGGCTGGTGCCGAGTCTCAGGGTTGCGCAAATGCTCGCCTATTTCGTTCAGTGCTTCCGCTTGCCATTGCCGAGGCCCACTAGCATTTTCAAGCTCGGTGCCGGCCTCACCCCAAGGAAATGCGTAGAGCGCATAACTTAACGGGTCATGCGTAAACATGCCGATATCGTTAATTAGTTGTTCTTCTGGCGACATGGTATCAATCATTGCTCACCACCAGCGGCACGCTTACGGGCTGCTGCCAGCCTATCAGCAAGGGAAATAGTTACATCGACCTGATAGCGTTCACGGAATGCGTTAACGTCTACATGCTTACCGACCATTTCAAGCACGCGAAGCTTATCTAACAGCTTCACTTTCTTGACTGTTACACGCTCATCAATGACGGCTATTTCAAATGCAGAAATGCTTTTACGCCATACTGCAGGCCAATCTTTAATTGGCTTGATATCACCCGTATTAGTGAGTATGTCGGCAATATCAGCATCAAGCATATTAACCAATCGCTCTAACACGCTGTCAGCATCAAGCTTCTTGCGCTTGTTGCGTTGCTGCATAAGCTGTGCGATACGGTCAATAACACGCTGGTCTTTCATGAGTTGTGATGCACGCTTACAGGCGCTAACTTCGGCATAGCCTGCTGCTAGCGCTGCATTGGTTTGATTATCAGGGGCTTTAATATATTCCTGACAGAAGCGCTCCATTTGAGCGTTAAGCGGTGTAGGTTTTCTGGCTGGTGGCTTGCGTGGTTTCTTTGTGGTCATAATCATCACCTCTACGGTTATTATGACCAACTAAAAGATAACATTCAAACCTTATTGTATTAAGGTCTATAATGAGAATTCAAGGTTGAGTAAATATCATTAAACCCATTAAACTTTTCCATTTCCACCTTAAATTTATCTATTGTTGATAGGAACGATAAGACCATGTCGTTACCATCATCAGATTCTATCCCGAGTATAAAATCAACAGCGTCATTAAATCCTTCATAATCCTTGTTTTTTACGTATCCTATACAAGAATCCCTAACCATAGAGATATTAAATATCGCCATATTTAAATTATGCAGTGAATTAGATAACTCATACGAAGCCTTTGCTGATTCAACCAAAAATAAGTGGTTAAACATCGTTGAGTATTTAGGAATGAGCACAAAACGCGAACTTGATTCATAATTAAAACAAAATTGCACCCATTCGCTACCATGAGATTCAATAAATTCAACATCTTTTGAGCCATTTAACATACTTTTTAGTTGAATAAATAACTCAATTTCTCTTGTTAGATTAAACGCCTCTCTAGCTGCTATATCCCTAATAGCATTTATCTTTGCTTTCTTTTCCTTGCTTTTTTTCCAGATTTCCAATCCTTCTTTAAATACAAATAATGCCACGGCAACTATAGATGTAATTAAGGCTGCAATCGGTAAAGCTGTTATTTCCAATGACATATAATTCCCCTTTGCTTAACCCTTGTTATTCTACCTCCAATTTAATATCATGCCACCCTTTAGTATTCCAGCACTCAGCGGCACCAGACAGGCAGCAATTAGCTACTGGTAGCTGCTCACCGCACTTACCACAACACCGTTTTGATAGCTCCGCAATCTCACGCTTGAGCCGTGCGTCATCGTTGCGTATGAGCATCTGAATGTATTCCGATTCGTCGTACGGTTCGCGACCTGGTCTACGCAATGCACAATTACGCTTAATCATTTCGTGCTCTTCGGCTTCTACCTGCCACTGCGGAGTAACCAAGCCAGCATCACGCTGGCGTTTACGTTGCGCAGCCTTGCGCTATGCTGGTGATTTAGCCATTGAATGCCATCCCCACAGCTACAGCGAACACACACCAGAACACAGCAAATACCAAGTAACGTTTAATCATAACTGCCACCCTATTAGCTCAGGAATTTGTCTGGTTTCCAGCTCTACAAATGTTAAAAACTCACTCATAGAATTAACTACTTTTATCGGCGTTTGCATCAAAGCATCACTAATCACAATTCCACCATCAACAGGTTGTGCAACCCATATAGCACCACCACATTGCCAACCATTGCTACGCCAATCACCCCTGACCTCGAAGCTATAACCTCTACTGAGCTTTCTGTGCTTGATAATTTGTATTGAATCGTAATTCATATTTACCTCGCGTGACATGTCACGATTGTTTGTTTAGTTGAATTAACGGAATATCGAAATCAATGTGATTACCACCCGTTAGCTGCTCAAACTCTTTCTTAACCGCACTAATTACCTCACCTTCGCTATCCATGAATGCCACAGGCTTTTGTTGAGCAAATGCAAGGTTTTCACGAACAACATCATCAAGGTAAGTGCAAATTGCATACACTTCTTGAGATGAGATATTTTCAGGCGATACAGAGCCGTCAAGAATGTCGTAGCACAGCCTAATTGCGTCGATAGTTGCCATGATTACAATCTCATCGGCATGATCATCACAGTAACGCGCTCATCGTGTGGGTTCTTAACTTCACACACCACAGCATCAGTGGCTGACTTCACTCTGATTTCATACGCTGGCATACGTGGATTAACAAACTTGGCTACCTTTTCTAATTTGGATAAATAACCAGAGTTTATGAGCAGAACGGGCGGTAATTTTTCATCTGCTTTTGCGGTAGATTCGATAAGAGGATTAATATTTGGGTAGCGACCATCGATAACACTACACAGTCCAACACCAACAACAAAACCAGACTCTGAGTGAAGTTTTACAATCTCTTCCTCTGTATCGAAAACAGCGTATTCAAATGTTTTAGTTGGCAACTTCCCAACAGACAAAATCACTTGGTCTGTAATTTCATTGTCATGATAACCATAAGCAAGCATGTGCCCGTTAGTTCCAACTACCTTTCCATCGGGCAGAAAACAAATACCATTGATGTAATAACGCACATCACGAACAGCCATACATTCCATGACGGCAAGCAACGTTCCACGATTAACTTTCAGTTTCATAATTAATTACCTTATTCATTTCTAATTTAGTAATTTCAATCACTTATTTACCCATTGGTAACAAGTTCATGATTTGTCGATTATTCCGGTAACCTTACCGTTATCATTCCTGTGGTGCCCCACACCTTAGAAACTCGCCCATCCCAGATGCATGAATCATCGTCAAATATGGCGTCCAGTAAGGCTTTCTCTAAGTTGTCCTTGTCTGGCTTTTGCTGGTGGGGCTTACCGTCCATTTCAGCCTGTTTTTTCTTGCTCCATGACTTCGGCATAGGCATAACAAAAATTACGTGGTAATCGCTCTCAGGCAGGTTAATACCCCTTGCTCTCACCTCGTCACAGAACGCCCGATAACGCATTACAGCTGGTCGCTTCTGCCATTTGTCACGCTGCGTCATGCGCGGCTTAGGTACGGGTACAATTGGATATTCAAGGGTTTTCATACCGCTAAGCCTCGCTTGATACGCTTAGCTCTTGGTTTTGCTAGTAATTCATTGAACATAATTTGTAATCGCGCTGGTTCACCTGTTTGGCACCATGGGCCATATTCAGGTATCACGGCTGGTGATTTAGCTTTCTTTGGCTTACTGGCTCTCACCTTGTGGCGTTGACTGCTGCTAGCTTGCCTAGCTAATCCAGCCTCGTAGTTATCATTCAGCTTGTAGCCAAATGCTCTAATTCCACCCTCTTCAACGGTTACCAACAAAACAACATTAAATTGTTCCAGTTGGTTCAAGGCGTCCTTTGCAGTGCAATATGGAACCTTAATACCGTTGCTTTCAAAATGGTCTCTAATCGCTTTTAACGACATGCTTTGACCGCCTTTGAGTAGCTCTATAACCCTATCCTGAAATAACATAACCATTACCTCGAATTCGATTAACCCACACGGTTAATATAAACAATTTGTTTATCTTTTCAACCATAAAAAATCAGTAAGAATTGATTTTCTTACCACCCTTTAAAACGCTCTGTAATGCTCTACATTTGATTTTCACATTCAACCTATGGGATTTATCATCCTGTATATCAAAAGTGCCTGTATGTTAATCCTGCTAACGATTTTGATAACCTTTGAATCTTATTGTCTCCGTTGTTTACCTTTTTCAATTAAATCCATCCAAGCAGGACGAGGTTTTGATTTATCGGTAAGTGTCAGTGTTGGCTCTGGTACCTTTTCGCCCTTTCTAACTCGCTCAGTCCATTGTGATAACATTTTGTCTAGTCGCTTCTCACATTCAACCTCAGTTAGCCTTAGGTCAATCATCTTCGTTCTGAGGTCTGTAAATATCCAGTACTGAACCGGATGTTTGAATGGGTACATTTCCGCGCTCTGGTAGTTATTGCGCTTAGCGCAGTAGGTTAAAAAATCTCTAAGCTGTTCGTCAGGATCAAGCCCAAACGGGTTATGCTTAGCCGCTTCACCAGATAACGCGACAATCACGTCTGATAGTTCCGGTGGCCATGGATTGCCATTCATGCAGCGGTCGATACAGAATTTAAACAGTCCGTCCAGTTGCTGATCACTCAATGCGCTTAGCGCTTGCTTCCACATCAATGACGGTTCCGTGCCATTCTTGTTTTTCCATTTGTCGCCGTAGATTTCGATCATCTTCAACCAAAGCGTCAACAGCGTCTTGCCCGTATTTATCGAGGACGTGTTGTAAGAATTCCTGCATCGCTTTTGGCTTTCCTGCGAATTGGCTATCGATCTTAGTTCTCTGACCTGCCCCATTTTTCACCACCTTTTCGTTTTTCAATCGACTGCGTTTCAGACCGTTAGCAAGGGCTAGTTCCCATTGCTCGTGTGTTTTGGCTTTTCCCTCTGCCCCCCAGTAAGTTATAAACTCGGCTAGCTCATGAGGCTGTAACGGCTCTTTGAGTATCGTTCCCCAATACGCGGCCTTTTGCGTAAAGTCCTGATCAGGTTCCCAGCCGTGATACATCACAAATTTATCATTCACACCAAAACCACCAGCTGGAACACGACCATTCAAGATAGAATTATTAGCATTCGGATCAGATTGAAAATTATCCTCGTGCGCATTAGAGAGAGGATCTTTTATATCTCTATTCTTATCTTTATCTTGTTGTGACACATCGTGACATTTCGTGACATCTTCGTGACATGCATTTTTATTTTGTTCTTCCTCTCTTTGAATTCTTTCTCTTTCGCGTTGCTCTCTTTTTCGCTGAGCTGCTGATTTTGCTCCTGTTTCTGCGTTTCCTAAGTCTTCCTTTTTTGGCTGGCGACTCTCCCAACCAGTAATTTTTGAGCCATCTAAAACACGCCCCTGCATGGCATTTAAAACAGCTTCAATCTGTTCATTTTCAACATCCAGAGCACTTGCTAAATCTTCAATCGTGACTGTCACGTGACCGCGCTGTGACACATCGTGACATTTCGTGACATTCTGTGACGCATCAACAAGAAGATGAATGTAAACAGCTTGAACTAATGCAATTGGCTGCTTTGAAGCCCTTGAAATTGTTCTCCATTTAGGATCGTTAGGCATGTCATGCCAGAGCCTAAGCCATTTATATGTAGACATAGGCCACCTCTACGCCGTAGCGTTGATTTCTCTTGCCTGTTTCAATAGCTTGCTTATCTCTTTGCGATAAGCCGCTGAGTTAATTGCTGAGCATTCAACACAAACACCATTGCTAGTGAATCGTTCTGAATCGTGCCCATGCCTGCATGGTTTTCCCGTATAAAAACGACTAAGGCCATTCGTAACGGCCTCCTTTCTAGTGATAATCTTCATTGATACCTCTTTATCTATGATTAATTAGCAGTAAGATTATACGCTACAGAAAAAATAATCAACCATTTAAACGTTATTGTTTATCCATCTAATCATAAAAAGACCGCTTTCGCGGCCTTGTGTGATTTACTTCATAAATTTGTCTGCTATTTGGTCTAGCGTTAGCTCTATTCCGAATGTATTAAGAGCCTTCTGCAATCTCTTAGCTGTCTGTAATGATACGCTACGACTGCAATAGCGCAGATGGATAGAAACATACTGTACGGTCAGGTTTGCGCTGTCTGCAAATTGCTGGCGCTCACGCTTAGATAGACCATTCCAGAATATTTTGAAGTTAAAATCTTTCATATCAACCACCATAAAGATAAACCGACTCACAATTTTAAATCATGATAACCAAATCGGTAATTTACCTAAAGGGTTAATTTGATATTTAATAGATAAACAGAATAAACAATATCGAACAAAATAAACGCAAGGGAAAAATACAGTGAAAAGCATTCAGGATATCAGAAGAGACAATCTTGTCTTTGTGATAGAAAAGCATTACGAAGGGAAACAGAAGAGCCTAGCGGCAGCGCTTGGTTGTGCTCCTAATGTTATTTCTCGTTATTTAATGTCCTCTGACATGAAAAGCCATCGTTCGCTTAGCGATCCTATTGCTAGAAAGATTGAGCACCTTACCAAGCTACCCAAGTATTATATGGACAAGGATCACTTGAATGTGCCCGCTGAACAGATAGCAGATGAATTAGCACGACAGCCTACCGATATTGGGCGCATACTTGGTGATAACATCACAACATTCATGCTAATTGATGGCTTTAAATCACAGGCCCAGTTATCAGTTAAATCCGGTTTAGGCCAAGCCACTGTAAACCGCATTATCAAAAATGAGTCCAGTGCTACAGTTGATAGCGTTGCTGCAATTGCGGAAGCCTTAGGCCGTAAGCCATACGAATTACTCATGTCTAAAGATGATTCAGATGTTCTTCACTACGATCATAAAAAATTTGCGGCATTGCCCGATAACGAAAAAGAAAAGATACAAGACTTTATAGAGTTCATAATTAGTAAAAACGAAAAGTAAAACAAAGCATTACATTTACAGCCAGCCTCGAGCTGGCTTTTTTATTCACATGAAAGATAAACGAAATGGTTATTTATTTGTTTTTAACAGTTGACAACTGTCGTTTATGGTTTATTCTTTATCTCATGTTAACCCACAAGGTTAACGCTCTTTAACAATACAGAATGGCTATCACACTCCTAAATTCTGTGAGCCGCAGAATGTCTTAGCTAACCCGTAGATTCGGAATGCAAGATTTGGACAGTGACAATATTAATCAATCTAGCTGTTTTAGCTGGATTTTTTTCACGCCACAAACATAAACAATTTGTTTATCTAAAGGTGATTGAAATGATGTTTTTTATCGAAAATGGTTTTCATGTATTCATCGTACGTGGAAACAAGAAAGTATTTAGCAGTTTTAAAGAAGGCATCGTATGGGCATTTACTACCTGCGTAGCAATTCAAACCGACAAGGAATTATCTAATGAGCAATCAAGAACAAGAGCAATTTGAAAAACGTAAACTAAGCAATATTGTTAGTGCAATTTTAATGGCTAATGACATTAACACGCCTGAAAATATTGATAAGCTAACTAATCACTTAAACAAAACAGCCACCAGCGAAGAGTTTGAACCGTTCGAAAAGGTAGCTTTTGAGTTAAGTATTACCACTACATCAACGCCAAAGCTGATGTTTCTATATGATAACGACATTATCAATGCTTACATTCATGTCATTAAGAACCCTGATAAATTCCGTTCTAATGTTGACCGTAAAAAATATTTCCAGTCTTTGGTTTCACCTGATAAAGAGGAAGTGGTCGAACCTGCTAAACCTGATGTGATTACTCACGCTAGTGAAGATAAACAAACTGGTAATGTTATGCCGGAAATTATTGAAGAATGCCCCGTAAATGAACCGCATTACTTTGAACCAGGGCGTTATACAGATATTTCAAATGATGATTACCATTCATCAAATGGCATTAGCAGCACAATGCTTAAAGATGCTCGCATAAGCCTGATGTACTACGAACGTCGACACATCAGTAAAGTTATTCAGCGTGAACGCTCAGAAGCCTTAGACTTCGGTAGCTTATTTCATATCTTAGTTTTAGAGCCTGAAAAGGTTGAAGATGAATTTAGCCTTCCGCCAGTTATCCCTGCAGAAGCACTGACCAATACTGAATCCATGAAGAAATGGATTGAAAAATACAATGCTACATTGCAGCCAGTAATGAGTAATGACGAACTAAAAGCTGAAATTGATGCATATAACGCTACCCTACCACAGCCATTACCGCTATCTGGTTCAGTAGAAGAAATTGGTGGACTGTATGCAAACTTACCTGATGAATTTAGAACGATACCTGAATCAGATAAGCATACCGCCGCCGCAATGAAAGCCTGCATCAAAACATTCAATAATACCTTACCTACACCCTTGAAAACATCTGGTGGCAGAATCGACCTGATTAGGGAATTGGAAATGATAAACCCTGAATTGGTGGAAACTGAACGCAATAAACCAGATCCACTGAATACATCAGGTAAGAAAGAGGACCTTATCGCCAGAATAAAAGGCGTTTCCCCTAACACTGTTTTCGCTGATGAGTTAATGCAAGCATGGCAATCGGATGAATCACGCATTCGCATTACTGCTGATCAGTACCGCTTAGGTAAAGCAATGCAGCAAGCTGTATTTGACCATCCAGAGGCAGGGAAACTGGTAACTCACCCTAACCGTGCAGTTGAAGTTAGTTATTACGGTATCGACGATGACACAGGCTTAGAAGTTCGTGTGCGTCCTGACTTAGAGATCCAGTATGACGAAAACCTAAGAGTTGGTTTTGACCTTAAATCAGCTTCATTAGGACGATACAAGCAGGATGCAATCACAGCAATGATACGCAAGGAAATCATTAACCGTGATTACCATGTCAGCGCTGCAATGTACTGCGATATCGCCATGCTAGACCAGTTCTTCTGGATATTCGTCAACAAAGACGAAAATTACCACTGGGTTGCAATCGTTGAAGCATCACCTGAACTGCTTGAACTTGGTCGCTTGGAGTACAAAAAGACGCTGCGCGATATCAACAACTCAATGAACACTGGTGTATGGCCTGCCCCAGTCACCGAAACACTCACCATTAATCTTACTGACTTTGAAACACGCAAGTTAGAAGAACTTCAATTAGAAGCTTAATCCATTCTAGCGCCCTGCTTACTGCGTGGCGCTTATCAATTTAGAGGTAATCATCATGTCAGAAGTGGCAACTATCAATCAAAGTAATAACTTAGTCATGTTTAGCCCTGACAAACTACAAAGCTTAGTTGAGTTTTCTAAGTTAATGGCTGAGGGAACAGTTACCGTTCCAGACCATTTAAGGGGTAAATCATCTGACTGCTTAGCAATTGTCATGCAAGCAATACAATGGGATATGAACCCGTTTGTTGTTGCACAAAAAACCTATACCGTTAACGGCGTCCTTGGTTATGAAGCCCAGTTAATTAACTCCCTAGTTTCTACTTCAACCGCCATTCATGGCCGTTTTCATTATGAATATAGCGAAGGAGGCTGGGAAAAACTCACCAAGAGCAAAGAGCTTACCAAAAATCGAAACGGTAAAGATTATTCGTTTCGTGTCCGTGATTGGACTGATGCCGACGAACACGGATTATGGATACGTGTAGGTGCTATTTTACGAGGCGATAGCGAAATCACATGGGGAGAACGCATTTATCTATCTAGTGTCGTTACTCGCAATTCACCTTTATGGTCAACAAATCCAAAACAACAACTTGCTTATCTAGCTGTTAAATATTGGGCTCGTCTCTATTGCCCTGAAGTGATACTAGGCGTTTATACCCACGATGAGCTACCAGATGCACCAATCAAAGATGTTACGCCACCAAAAGAGCGTGTAAGCCTTAATGAAATCACTCAGCAAAATGAGCCTGAGCAGCATCACGAAACCACCAGCGGCGACAGCGATGTAATTACTGGTGAAATTGTTGATGATGGATTTAACCCTGATGAAATGCGTCAAGCAATCAGTAACGCTGAAACATTGGAACAATTCAAAGCTATACGTAGCCAAATTGAAGAACTCAAATCAGTTATGGGTACTTCGTTGTATACCGAACTCACCAACAAAGCTAAACAGGCTTATCACCGTGTCGATTCACGCAACAACCTTGAAGCACAAATTAACAGCCTTCCAGCTGGTGGCTCACCAGAAGCTAAAGCAGCATTCGAAAAGGTTGTTCAATTCCTTACTGCCAACAAACGCAAGCTTGGTGATGAACTGTTCGATTCATTCAGCCTGACGCTGAACGATATGAAAGACGAATACCAGTAATAAACTTGTGGTGGGGTTCGCCCCACCTTAGGGGAAATTATGAATTTAGAATCATTAAAATTAGAAATTATTGGCATAGAAGAAATCGGTACCATTGGGAAAGTTATCTCTTCTGACTTAGTTAAAAAAGTAACTGGTTTAGGTAGAACGGCATTAGATAGCCGTGATAAAGAAGGTATTCTAAGAAAAATCTATCTAGCCCCGCGGAAGCATGTTTATTTGTTGGATGAAGTGAATGCTTATTTAGATAGCTGTATCACCAATCCAACCATGTACAAAGAAGACGAAGAAAACATAAAGCAAGCCAGACAAGCACCCGGTGCTAAAAAGGCCAAGCAATAACCCTTCCCTATGTGATTTAACCAAAGGATATATTTGCAAGGATGCAAACAGGAGATAGATATATGAGCATTAAACAGTTACAGCAACAAATTCATCAGCAAAATAAAGATGCTGGATGGTGGGATAATCCACGCGAAAAAGGAACGCTACTTTGTCTTATTCACTCTGAAATCAGTGAAGCGATGGAAGGTGAACGCAAGGATTTAATGGACGACCATTTACCGCATCGGAAAATGGCAGAAGTTGAACTTGCTGATGCTGTTATCCGTATTTTGGATTATGCACATGCTTTCGGCTATGACATTGAAAGCGCTATCACTGAAAAGCTCGAATACAACAAGCATCGCGCAGACCATCAACGTGAAAACCGCGCAAAGGAAGGCGGTAAGCAATTCTAATTTAACTCGCAAGGATGCAATGAATAAAAAAGCCGCCACGGAGCTGACGGCAAGGGGACGTGCAGGAATGAAACTTATAATTTATCTGTGTAAGCAATTTAAGAATAGTTAAGCCATGGAATTTAGCAAGGAAGTAGATAAAAAAATGCCGACACAGGGAGAATCGGCGAGGACTACAAAAATAATTAGAAAGTTCAAATTAACTATAGGTCATAAATTAAAAACAATGATGAATTATTTTAATCATATCGATTAAATAGATGCAATAATAGGAATGAATATGAAGGTTGAACAATCTCAAGTGACTAAACTGGTGATAGCAGGCATAGAGCGTCACGACCCCATTCATGTTTACCTTGAAGATTATGGTGATAACAAAAATGGCAGAGTTACTATTAGCGAAAGTGGCGATTCATGGTCTTGTTTTTGGGGCTCTATGGGCAGCTCACTAGTTGAGTTTATTCATAGGATTAATAACCACTACTGGATAGGTAAGCTAGATTCTAATTTAAACTCTGAGATAGATGATGATAACGATGCAAATGCTGAATATGCTAAAAAGCAAGTTATCGAACTGCGCAAAGATGATGAAATAGACCAATACGAAGCAAGGGAGTATTGGGATTTAATTGAATCATCCGATGATGTTAAGAGTGATTGTTGCAATTGCTATATAGGAAGTAAGTTGCTTAGTTTGTTTGGCGATGATGCTTGGTATAGCGATTGGCCTTCTATTCCCAACCCTAAATATCTAAGAATGGAATCGCGCTTAAATGCAGTTCGTGAGGCATTAAAACAAATAAGTGTGAATTAAGGAGGCATTTTGACAGTGGATTAGTCACATGGATGTGAGTATGATTCCTGCTTTAATTAATAAAATGGATTAAATACATGTCTGCTGAGTTAATAACTTTGATTGCCGCTGTTTTAGCTGGTGTTGTTTCGATTGTCGGTCTGGTAATTGCAAAAGAAAGTAAAATTTCAGAATTTAGGCAGTTATGGATAAATGACCTACGAAATTCTCTTGTGAAGCTAAATAAAAACATGTTCATTCTTCAGGAGATGCATATAAATAACACATCACTAGATGAAATAATTCAACACAAAGCAAATGTTAGAGAGTCGTTATCAGAAGTATATCTAAGGATAAATAAACTAAGACCAAACACTGAGGAGGTGGAGTTAATTGATGTTATAGAAAATTTAAAGGCTGCTTTATATCATTTTCCTACATCCAATCTTTTTGAGTGTTATGAAGATAGACTAACATTAGCGTCAGCATCAGTATTAAAAAAAGAATGGGAAAGAGTAAAGACTGGAGAAAAAATATATAGATTTTGGACGCAGGTGTTTACTTGTATGTTTTTCATTACCATATTTTATTTATTGATTAGGACTCTACCTTATCTTATTGATTCTATATTTAAATTTCTATCCCTGCACTAGCAGGGTTTTTTATACCTAAAATTCAGAGCAACAATTAATGTAAATAATCGGATATGTATTACTCATGCTAATACAGGGTTCTGCTGTACCTGTATCTGAGCAAATATACACACAGCAAGAATGCGAGAGCCGTGCTATGAAGATAATGCAGGCGCGGGATGTTGAGATAGTTTGTGGAGAAATATGGAATGAAAACTAAGAAAAATATCGTTCATTTCGGTAATGTGAAAATATCAAAACAGGATGATAAACCTTTAGATATGATGGCAGATAGTTGCATTGTGGAAGGCTTTGACCATCTCGATGGGAAAGGGTATTCATTGCAAAAAAAAGTAGCTATTGCAATCCTTGAATCATTAATTGAAGAGGTAAAATTAAGTAATGAAATTTAAAGTCGGCGATAAGGTAAGGCTGAGGCAATCAAGTAAATACATTAACAATAAAGACAAAATATTTACTGTAACTTTTGTCCATTCTCTTTATGTATTCTGTGAACTGGAAGGCGCTGAACATGCGTTTAAACCATACAATTTGGAGTTAATCAATGAATAAAACTCGCTGTGTATGGTGTAATAAAAAACTCAATAAAGAAGAGTTGTTTTATTACGAATGCTCTTGTGAAAAATGCGAATATTATAGAGTTGCATTAAACAACAAAAATAAGTTTGATATTTTTGCTTTGAGAATTGCATTCTATTTTAGAAAGGTAATCAACTTAGCGTAGGTGATAATGAAAAAATACAGCCTCATTTATTGTGATCCCCCTTGGCAATACAGCAATAAAGCTTCCAACGGTGCCGCAAATAACCACTACCAAACAACCAGCCTTTTTGATTTAAAACACCTTCCAGTTCATACCATCGCCGCCGAAAACTCAGTCCTTGCCATGTGGTACACAGGTAACTTTGTGCAAGAAGCATTTGAGTTAGCCAAAGCATGGGGCTTTACGGTTCGCACGTCAAAAGCCTTTACATGGGTTAAGTTCAATTCACTAGCGCATGAGCGTTTCGATAAAGCCCTGCAAAATGGAGCCTTATTTGATTTTCATGACATGCTGGATCTACTCAATGCCGAAACAAAAATGAATGGTGGCAACTACACCAGAGCCAATAGCGAGGATGTATTAATAGCGACTCGCGGCAATGGCTTAGAGCGTGTGAGTGCCAGCGTTAAACAAGTTGTATTTAGTTGCTTAGGTGAGCACAGTCAAAAGCCTTGGGAGGTTAAAAATAGGCTTGAACAATTATACGGTGACGTTAATCGCATAGAGTTATTTGCGCGTGACATGTCACAGGGTTGGGATGCTTGGGGCAATGAATGCCCGAATAACAGCATCGAACTTACCGGCCCTCAATTTACAACTAAGGAGGCCGCCATTGATTGAGTTCATTTTCATAGCGTACGCATGGATTGCAGGTTATGTATTTTCTGCAATTGGTACTGAAAACGATAGCCGCCCAGTAATTATTGAGCGGCTTTTTTATTCCATATTTTGGCTGGTAGTTGGTGCATCGATATTATCAACTATACTGGCCACAAAAGTTTTAGGCTCAGAAAAATAAACTTTTTAAATTTTACCCTTCTCTTTTTCTATCCAACCATCCACCATATTAGCCCACTGCTGTAACATATCGCGGCGCTGCTCTGCATACTCTGCTTTGTTATAAACAGCACGTACGCCTTTTTGTTCGTGGGCTAAACACTTCTCTATCCAGTCAGAATTGAAGCCAGCTTCGTGTAGTAATGTGCTGGCTGTTCTTCTCAAATCATGGACTGTCAACGGCTCAAAATTAATCCCCTTCGCATTTATACGCTTAACAACACCGTCAATTACATTATTTAACGCAGCATTAGAAAGCGGCTTGCTTATATCATATCGACCAGGAACTAAATAATTGCTACCCATTGCACAGGCCTTAAATCCGACAACCATGTCGTAGGCTTGTTCTGATAAATAGATCACGTGCGCCCTTCTTCTTTTCATTCTTGCCTTAGGTATGATCCAGCATCTCTCATCAAAATCAATTTCATCCCAAGTCGCTTTTATAAACTCACTTTTTCTAACTAAAGTTAATAGCACGAACTTAACGGCTAATTTAAGCGTTGGATAACAGCTATAATTTTCTAATTCATTAAAGAATATACCAACTTCTTTAGCTGTCATTGCCCTATCGCGTGCCTCAAAAGTAGCGATTGAAGAAGCTTTGATACTACTAACGGGGTTTTCTATCTCATAACCACGATCAATAACGTAGTCGAACACAGAGCCAACAATTTCACGTATCTGCAAAGCTGTAGAGTTACCGCCACGTTCTTTAATCTTTTCACATAATGCCCTAACTTTTTGCGTCGTGATTTCTTCTAGTTGTAGTTTACCCAGTGTTGGGTATAGATCCCTTTCGACTATGGCAGTTTTCATATCTAGCGTGCTGTCTGCGAAACGGGTTTCTGATAGGTATTTGACGGTATAGTCTTTCAGGGTTAACCCTACTTTACGCTTTGTAATACCGTCTCGCTTCTGTGAAGCTGGTGATACGCCTGCGTTCAGCGTCTTTTTGGCATCGATTAGCATTTCTCTTGCTTCAGCAAGTGTAATACCGTCATCGCTGTAGCGTCCAAAGGTTATTGTTTCTCTACGACCATTAAAGCGGTAATCATATCTAAATGATATGGAACCAGTTTTTGTAACAGCAACATACAAACCGTCACGATCAGCTACCTTATATAGCTTATCTTCTGGCTTTAAGCTCTTTAATTTTTTATCGGTTAACACATCGGTATTCCTTTGCGTGATACCGTCATTTTTATGTTTTATTCGACGGTATGAAGTTATCAATCTAGTCATTATTATTTCTGATACCGTCAT